GGTTTGTAGCGATAGTGCAACCAACAAATCAACCACTTAAGAAAGTATATATAACTAGTATATAACTATTACTTCGTAATACTTATATCCTACTTATATTAGTCCCTAGAATAAATTTCAATATTTACCATAATTATCTACCTACGTGTTTCTACGTAGGGGTCAAACAAACACTATGTTTAATGGTTATAAGTATATGCATACTAGAATACTAGCAAATATTTACTTTATTTCAGGATACTTAACTTCGATAGCCATGTTTTTTAGACCTGAATTGTACTTAAAATTAATGTCTGTGTTTATATTCTCATATTTGAGTTATTTACTAGCTGACCAATTAGAAACAAAGAAATGAAAAATCAGTTATTAATATTATTAACTACTCTTCAGTCTAAACCACTTTTAATGATTAGCTCAATCCTGTCATTTTTTATACCTGTTGGTAATATACTCATCTTAGTCGGGTGTGCTATTATTCTAGATACCTTAACGGGTATATGGAAATCCATAAAAACAGGTCAACAAATAACTAGCAGAAAATTAAGTTCTGTAATCTCTAAAATGTTATTATACCAATCTACAGTATTATTGTTTTACATGTTAGACGTGTTTATACTGAATGAAATAGTTATAGCGTTCTTTAACGTTCCTTTGCTTACAACTAAAATTCTAGGACTTACTCTAGTATCGGTTGAAATAGTATCTATAAATGAGAACTATAAAAAAGTAATGAATGTAGATTTATGGTCTAGTCTTAAGAATATGCTATCTAGAGCCAAAGAGATTAAGACAGATATTTCAAAAGTAAATGAGAAAAATAGATAAGATCATTATTCATTGTTCAGCTACTCCCGAGGGTAGACCTCATGACGTTGCAGATATTACTAGGTGGCATCTACAAAGAGGATTTAGTACTATAGGATACCATTACCTTATACACTTAGACGGAACAATAGAGACGGGTAGAGATATATCTAGGTCAGGAGCACATTGTTCAGGACAAAATAGAAATTCAATCGGTATCTGCTACGTTGGTGGTATGACTAAAGACATGAAAAAAGCTAAAGATACTAGAACACCTAAACAGAAAGACAGTCTAGTCAAACTAATGCATGAACTTATATACAAGTATAACAAGGATATGACTATACATGGTCACAACGAATACGCAAACAAAGCTTGTCCGAGTTTTATAGTTAAAGAAGAGTATGCGAATTTATAGCCTTATCTTCGTTTTAACGTTGTTTAGTTGTTCATCTAACTATCACTACCAAAAAGCTATTAAGAAGGGTTTAGAGCCTCTTAAAACGTCTGACACTATAAGAGTGTCTACTATTGACTCTATCCCTGTCATTAAGCATGATACTATTGTATACGAACATTTCTTTAGTTCTAAAGATACTATCATTCAATATGAGAATGTTTATATACCTAAGACTCGTTTAGAGGTTAGAACTGAATACAAGATACGCAGAGACACTATTAGAATGATTCAAAGAGTAGAGACTGTTAAGGCCAGAGCTGAATCTAAAGCCATTAGAAGAAAGCCTATTAATTGGACTCTTATAATTATATCAATAAGCCTAATACTAGGAGCGTTATTCTACATAAAGTCTACGTAGTTATACGTATTTTTCACTTATTTTATTGTTGGTTTAAAATAAACCTTTATATTTGTAGAAATATTTAATCAAAAAACAATGAATACAATCAATTTTAAAGCAGACAATCTGCAACTAGAGACAGGTCAAGGAGTCTATGACCATGAAGAAAATGAAGTAGTAACTATCATTAATTTCAGTTATGATATTCGATATTATGAAGACTATAATAACACATGTGAGTTAGATATAGAGATAGAGAATAGCAAACAGTGGATAGATGACGGCTCTTTTAGTAAGACTATTAAGCTAGTACCCTCAGAGGTTAAAGCTTTCAAGCAAATGATTACAGATACATTCAATGAATGCCCTACAGATTACGGTCTAGTCGAATTCATGGAAGAGGAATTAGAATTTTAATAACAAATAAATACAAATAGAATGCCATATTTAAGAGCAAGCGACGAACTCGCAAAAAAATTAAACAAGACAGTTAACGCATCTAAGCGTTACAACTTTACAGAGGAAGAGGCTATTAAGCTAGCAGAGTTAAAAGGTCAAACTAGTAAGATAGTTAAATCTAGAAAGGAGAAAACAACAGAGAAAGAGTTTGTTTTGTCTGCATGGAATGATGAGGGCTACATGATGGATATAGACCAATACTGTGAGCATTATCAACTACCTAGAGGTGACATTAAAGAGTATAAGCTAGTATCTCATACAGGAACACCTTACTACAATATTAAGTTTAAAGAGACTATAGAGTCTGAGGTGCAAAGTTTTGACATTGAAGACATTGTTAAGAAACATATTAAAGAGGTTAAGACAGACTGTAAAATCAATATACTTAAACAAGAAAACGATTTTGATACGTTGACTTATACAGATGTTCACATAGGTATGGAGACTAACCCTGATAATAAGGCTATGTACTCTGAACCATGGGATAGAATACACGCTCTAGCTAGTTGTGATAGAATGATTAAAGAAACGATCTTAAACCAAAAATCTAACACTTTAGTAATTGATGAGCTAGGTGACTTTTTAGACGGGTATAATCAACAGACTACTAGAGGAGGTCATGCACTACCTCAGAATATGTCAAATGAAGATGTGTTTGATGTGGCTCTAGAGTTTAAAATGAGGTTAATAGACAATCTATTTAATCATTATGAATCTATTATATTTAACAATATCTGCAACGACAACCATGCGGGGTCTTTTGGTTACTTTGTTAATAAAGCTTTTAGTGATATTTGTTCAGTAAAGTATCCTAGTGTACAGGTTAACAATTATCAGAAGTTTATTAATCACTACTATATGGGTGATACTTGCTTTGTGATTACTCATGGTAAGGATGATACATCTTTAAAGTTTGGTTTTAAGCCTCATTTAGACCCTAAAGGCATTGAGAAGATAGACCAATATCTTAAGCAAAATGATGTTTATAAGATGTCTAATAAAATAGTGTTTAAGAAAGGTGACTCACATCAAGCATTATTTGACATGTGTACCACTGACGACTTCTTTTATTTTAATTATCCTGCATTAAGCCCGAGTTCTATGTGGGTACAGAACAACTTTAAGAAAGGTAGAAGAGGTTTTGTATTAGAGTCTTTTAGAGGTAAGGATACTCATGAGATAAAGCCTATTTTTATATAGATATCAACACGTCGAATATAAGGGTTAATAGTTCTTATATTTACACCTCGAGGGGTTGTGCCCTCTTTCATTTTTGATTTGTGTTTAACCCTCGCTTTAATCGGTGAGGGTTTTTTTATATATCAATATCTTCAGACCAATCACCACCTAAAACAATAGATAATATCTCTTCATGAGTATATTCAGTCTCATCAGTTACAAAGCTAGGTTTACTATTATACTTAATAATGAACTGTAAGCCATTTAGAGACGTTCTAACGGTGTTAGCACTATGGTGTGGTATTTCGCTATAGTCTATGTTATTTAATTCGCTTATATCTAATATTGTATACGTCATGTTGTTTATTTTTAAGTTGGTACATCTGTACTTCTAGATGATAGAGTCATCCCTGAACTAGTACCATTGTTACCGCCTGACCCGCTATCGGTAACGCTCCAAACTGAACCGTTCCAAGTTGAATTTTCTGCTCTCCAATGACCTAGAGGCGAAAGGCTAGATATGTCTGTAGGGACTCCTGAACCGTAGATAGTTGAAATATTTGCGTTTTGGTCGCTATTCCATACTGCAGCCTCATCAATGTTTCCTTCAAGTATTCTTGCGGTACCATTTGTTTTAGCTCCTATTGTTGGCTCACTTGATGAAAAAGAATTAATACCTGTGCTTGTAGCAGTTTTTTGACCATTTAAGACACCGTCAATATAAAACTTCATTCCATTTGTGCTTGTAGTTCCGTCATAAGTACCTAGTAAATGATGCCATTGTCCATCATTTGGTGTAATTCCTGTACTATTGATTGAGGTGTTTGTTGAATTAGTATGCCAAATTTGAAAACTAAAATAATTAGATCCCGTTCCTCTCCAAGATAATCCCCAATTTCTTTGCCCACTACTTGTAGTATCTTCGCATACTATCATTTGAATATTTGCACCTCCTCCGCCTGTATTGCTTGTAGGTATCTTAACCCAAGCCGAAACGCTTATTGTAGATGTAAT